TTCACGATCCTGACGTAATGTTTCAAGTAATATAGCAACTTGGTCTGCTTGCTGTTGCTTACGCTCTGCTATAGCATTTTTCTCTTGTTGCTCTTGCGTTTCAACTTGTAATTTTTGTTGTGCCTGCGCCGCTATATTTTGATCATGTATTTGCGCAGCCTCTATTTTCATTTGATCTGATGATGCACGTTGCTGGATCATTTGTTTTTGCACTTCTACAGCAGCCATAGTTGGATCTTGAGGCTGTATTGGTTGCAATGCTTGTGCTTGCTCAAAGGCTTTAGCCATAATTTGTAAGAACTCTGGCGGAATAGCTTGCTCAATTGCTTGCTGAATTTCAACAGCTGCTTGTGCTTCAGCCATTGCATCTTCCGTGCCTAGCATGCCATTTTCATTAGCAGCAGCTAAACCTTGTTTTGTCATTTTCATATAATGCATTAATAAGTGATCTTTAATATGCGCCACAATTGCCGGCACAAACATTGATGCAATAGCGGGATTTTGACCAAACATAGGCGATTGTAAGAAAGCTAAATGCACACGCATGTGGGCAATATGCTCTTGATGTAGCAGCGGTGCAATTGGTTTACCCACAGAAGCGGCAAAGTTTTCTTGTATTGGATCAATATCTTTAGGCTCGGGTTTTGGTATTAGTAGCTCATTACCACCCGGTATTTTCATTTGCTTAAGAAACATTTCCTCCACTTTGCGCACATCATACAATTGTGGCATTTGTGTTGCGCGCATTTGTACGGCTTGAATTTGCGCAAAGCGTTGCGTTTCACTAAATATATTAGGATCAGATACAGGAATAACATCTAGCGGCCCGTCAAAGTCAGCAGGATCTACTACTTTTTCACCCAACTCATTTATTACCATTTCTTCAGTCAAATATGCTGAATTTAAACGATGCATTACTTTTAGCACTTGTGCCATTGAGTTATGCAAGCGTGAATGGATAGATGAGAATACAACCATACCTTGTTCAATTAAGGCTAGCGTTGTACCTACGGGTTGATTAGGATTTTGATCAGTTAGCTTTTCAAATGTAGTTTGAACTACACCTTTGCCTGACTCAACAAGAAAGCCTAGTAATTGCATTAAAACAGGGCTTGGCGGATTAAACGGCATAGGCATTGCAATTTTACGCACGTCATCAACGTTAATGCCGCCTTCTAATTCAATAACCTCAGTTGGCTGCGGATTGACGTTTTGGCCGCCAGGCCCGCCTTTAAGTTTAAGCAATGTTGGAATATTAGATATATGCGCAGAGTCAAGCAATGCACGCAGTGCACCAGTGGCAGCACCCGATAAACCGCCAATCATGTGCGTTAAGCCAATTGGATATGCACCGCGCCAAGGAACAAATGGGAATTCAACAATAGATACTAAAGCTTCTTGGAAACGCGTATCACGTGGATCCCAATTACGGTATACAGATAATGCTTCACCAGTTGATTTATCTACAGATATAACATAAGGTAAAAATTCATCGCCTTCAAGATCTGCTGCCGTATATATTTCAAATATTGTACGTAAGCCGTCTTCATTATAAGAGTTATCTTCACGGCCTTCAATTTTATCATTAGCTTTAGTGGCTTTTGAAAAATCTATATCCTCTACGGTACTAACATCAACTTGGCGATACATGCCTGCACGTACACGCTTTTCATACTCATATTTAGTAATATATTGTACGTGTGTTTTACGCTCAGCTGTATGAAAGTTAGATGCCGCAAAGGGTAAGTAAATATCATCAACGGGAATAAATTCAGATGTAATGCGATTAAGATCTTTGTTCCAATACATTTTCATGTATTGCACGCCACCTAAAGGTAGTTGCGTGGTTAACTGTTCTAGTTCTGAGCGGAATTCAGGCATTTGCTCAGTTAACTGCCAGTTCATGTACGTGGCTTTACGCTCAGATTTTTCAAGCTTTTTCTTATCTTGCGTGCCTATAATCTTACTGCGCACCGGGCCATTTGATGGAAATAATTCTTTCATAGCACGCGCTGAAAAGTCAACGCAGGCTTCTGTCATTAATGGATGCACAACCTTATTAGCACCTGTAAATTGTGCCCCACCTGGCGCATCGTCACCTAAACCTGTACGACGAATGCCTTCTTCATATTGCTCATCACGTTTTTTACGTGCATCTTTATCGCGTTCAATTTTAGTAAGTAAGTCCTCTACTGTAGTGCGCAATGTTTTTTGATCAATGTCATCTACAATATTAGCAAAGTGTTCGGTTTGACTTTTATGGTCTTCTTCATTTTCAAGCGTAACCATAGCGCCGCCGTCATCCATATCCCGAATATCAGTAGCCTCATCATCTAATTCTACTACTTCACCTTGCTCTAAGTCGTTATCTTCAGCCATTTATAGTCCTTAACAATTCCAACGTTTTAGTGACGCCGCTTTACGTGTTGGGTTACCATTCTCATCTTTCATAGGTCCTGGCATACCTGACATACGTGCACAAAATGATTTACGTCTATTTGCGTCTTTTTTACTTTTTGGGTGCGGTGCCGGTGCTTTTAAATTGCCGCCAGTTTCGCGGTTATATTTAGCACGGCCTTTAGCTGTTAAACCAGCACCTTGTGACACAGGCAACTTTTCACCCCTGCCTACTGATAAAACCGGACCGCCTTTAGCAAACCCTTGGGCTAATGCATCAATTTCAGCGTAATTAAAGTCATTATGCGCTACTACGCCGCCCTCCGCATACTGATTTATTTGCTCAAAATTAAACTCAGGATGCACTTCACCACCTTCAGCAAAGTTTTTAGTATAGTTTACGCCGGTGTAATAGGGCGATACATTTACCCCTACGGAAGAATTATCTTTCATATTACGGCGATAGCCAGACCAGCCTTTAGACATTGGTTGGCGTGCAACACCATATTCAATGCCATCGTCTGTTGCGTACCTGGCACGTAGCTCAGTAATGTTGTCACGCTTAATTTTATGCTTTGGTTGCGTTACGGTGTAGCCATCATCAAAGGTATAGCTGCGCTCAGGCAGTTTAATTATCTCGCCTTGCTTGGTAACACCAAAGCCGTATTTGTTTAGGATGTCAATGTCGGTGCTAAAATTGTATTTAGTGCCCGACATGTTTTTGCTATCGGATGTTTTGTAGTCACCTGTTGCGCTAACGTTTAAGCCGCCTTCATCCATGTGCACCGCTCCGCCTTCTGCTTTTTTAGTAAAATTACGTAAATAAGCTTCGTATGATGGCTCGCGATCTATTGCTATGTCTATTACTTCCATAGCATTAGGCACATATCCTTCAGCTGTAATTAAACCATTACCGCCCTCAAGCACGCCCTCTTTAGGTAATAAGTATACGCGGTCGCCTGCCTTATTGCCAAAACGCTTATCTATTATATTCATTGCCGGACCGCCGCGATCAACTGGCAGCGCATTAACATTTACACCTTTGTTAAATCCAGATGTTAAAATTGCTTGTTTTGCTGCATCGCGGGCTTCGGCTTCTTTGTTTCTAATGTCTTTGTGTTGTGCTATAAATTTTTTATAAAATTCAGCTTCACTTAATGGCTCAGTAATATATTTTTTAGCCAATTCTACTGCTGACTTACCTAAGCCGCCTTTGCTCATATAAACCGGCCCGCCTTCTGCCATATTTTCTGTAGGCGTGTCTTGTGATTTCATAAAATCTTGAAATTCTTTTTTACTAAAATATGGTGAGGTGCTTTCTGGACGGCTTAAAATAAAGTCATTAATATCCTCAGGTGTTACACCTAATTCTTGTGCTACGCTTCTATATTCTAATGCTGGGCGCATACCAGATTCCGCCCTACCTATTAGTCCTGCGTTATCAAGATCTCTAACACTAGCCCATTTATTACTTTGCACAAAGTCTTGTATTATTGGTTCTAATTCATTGCGATAATTAGGATTGCGTTTTAAGTATTCACGTGACCTAGAACCAGTCCATGAGTTTTCAGCGGGTTTTATTTGCTGAATTGAGCGATTTACAATTTCAGGATATTCTTGTCTAACTTTTTCTACTTGATCATCAGGTACATAAGGTATAGTTTCATCTATTTGAAATTGCACATGCGGACGCCCTTCACTATCAAATAGCGTATGCAGTTTGCTTCTACCACTGCCATAATTTCTTGCAGCATGCGCATGTTGTGTGCACCAACCACCTTGACAGCCAATATTATTTACTATTGCCATGGCTTCATCTGAAGTAGTAGGATCCGGCAACTCGGCTATATAATGCCCTGATGGGTATTCTTTAATTTTAGGTAATTTTAAGTTAGGCGCATAGCCTTTAAGCTCAGCTTCACCTGCCTCTGCAGCTGCTGCGCGATTAGCATCATGGGTTATGCGCACAGCTTTTTCCATGCTTAAATTACGCAATTGCTCTGCCGTTAGCTCATCATTTAAATACTTTTGTTGTAGCACGTCAAGTATATGGTCAAAACCTAAACGCTGCCCTGTATCACCTGGCGTTCTTTGAATACTAAATATTGGTGTATTGGCTGGCTTATTTTTTAGCCATGGATAATTAGTAGCATAATATTCTTGCGATACTTTATTAGCACCTGAATATGCATGCGCGGGCATTACAGTTATTTGATTATCTGTAAGTGTTTCCCAATTACGCCCTGCTTCTGTTGCACCAAGTTTACCGCTTGGTAATTTCATGCCAAGCCGTGTAGGATCATTGTCAGCTATAGAATAAGTTGTTGGCGGTACATCCATATGCGATATACCACGATCTATAGACATTCTTATGGGATCTTGCGCTGTGCCCATATCATTAACAATATAATTTCGTAATAACTTTTGAAATTTTTTGTTAACATCAGGCACGTATGCCCCAGGCCTACCCATTTCATCATAGCGCGCAATAATAGGTTCTAGCTGTATCCATTCACCGCCCGGATTTTTTACAATGCCTGGCTGCAAAGATGGAAAGCCATACTTTTCAGTTAATATACGGTCAATCATTGGTGCTGCATTACGTGCTGCGGCCTTAGCGCCAGCTTTAGCACCACGTCCAATAAGCTTAGCGCCTGTTGCTGCGGCCTTGGTTGTGCCGCCGGAAATCCAATTTAAGGGATCATATGCAAGTTCACCTACGCCTTCAGCTGAAATAATAGGCTGTGGCCCTACTTTAGGTTTGTACGTGCCTGCGCGATAACTGTCTGGTGCTTTGGATATTGTAGGTTGATTTGGATCAATGGCTTCGTAATTTTGCGTTGCATTGTTCCA